TCAAACCGCAGAGGCGGGTTTGACAGTCGTTTGTTCCTCTTTCGATCCTCCGATTGCAGCCATGGCCGAATGTGCCATGCGGACTCGCGATGCTTTCGCCGTGTACCGGGTCACCTCTTTCAGGCTGGTATGCCCGCTGATCGCCATGATTTCGTGGGGCGTGCAGCCCGCTTCTGCCAGGCGACGGCAGATCGCCTTGCGTAGCCCGTGGGGTGACAGCCCATCGGGCAGCCCCTTAACTTCCCGCACCATGTCCCGAAACCAGTTCGTGAAGCCGGGCGGGGTGAAGGGCTTTCCCTGTGCCGTGGTCAGATAAGTAAGGTTGTCGCGCGGCACAGAGGCGATTGCCGATGCCAGGTCCGGAAGCACAGGGATAGCGACTTCCTGCCCCGTCTTCTGTTGAACGATGGTCAGCACCCCTTCGCGGACGTGCTGCCTTCCCATGCGCACAACGTCACTTCGCCGCTGCCCAGTGTACAGCAAGAGGCAGAAGGCAAGATGCGCGCGGGTTCCCGGCTTGTGGTGCGCTAGGAAAAGGTCAATCTGATCCTCTTCCCAAGTAGCAAAGCCTTCGGACTTGTTCTTGATCTTCCGGACGCCCTCGGTCGGATCGTCACGGCGCCATTCCAGATCGATCGCGTGTTGCATCAAGAGATGCATCATCCGCAGAAGGTTGTTCGCCGCCGCCGGAGTCTCTGCCTTTGCGCCGATGATCTTTTGAACGTGTTGCCGTTCCATCTTCGCGACTCGTTTGTCGCCATGGTCGGTCCGGAAACGTTCGATGATCCCGCGATAGGTTGTCTTTGTGGACTCGCCCAAGCCCTTCCATTCGGAAGTGCGGTAGAAGCTGGCAATCAGCGCATTTACTGATCCGGGGATGACCTTGGAACGGCCTGCGCTGATTTTCTCGCCTTGGGCTGCCTTTTCATAAGCAGCCATGAACTCAGGCGACCAGGGCAGCCCCGGAAGGGCTACGCGCGGGAAGCCCGGACGGCGGTAGTACCAGCGAATTTTTCCATGCCTGTCTTCGAAGCCTTGGCAATACTTGGGCGGCTTCCGAAGCTGTTTCGTCATTACACTTCATCCCATTCGTTAGGTTCGATCCGCTCGGCCACGGTTCCCGACAGGGCGTCAAGCGCCGCGTCCAGCTTGCGCAGATCGAAGAGGTTGCGGGCGTACATCTTGAGGGGCTGCGGGGCCTTCCCATCCTTCACCATCTTATCGAAGGTACTTGGGGCAACCCCGCAATAGGCAGCCGCTTCCACGCGCGACAGCATCCGCTTTACCGGCGGGTCTATGGCGCGTGGGGCGGTCATCAGATCGAGACCAGACGGACGGCCACGGTCGCAACGCCCGGCCCTGCAGCCTTCGCTACGGTCCCAAGGCGCGTGTTGCCGCTTGCGGTCTCGGTGACCAGATCGGCAGTCGAGTCCCAATAGACGGGTTCCCCAAGGCTCAGGGTTTGCGCCCCGACCTTCGGAAGTTCCCAGATGCCAGTGACGGCAACGTCAACCGGCTGCCCGGCGGTCGCCCCGCCAAGAGCAACGCCAACCAGGCTGCCCGCAATGACAACCGCGCCGCTGGAAACCAGTTCGGGCGCGGGGATAGTGATTTGGCTTCCCGCCTGTACGAAATTCGTGGCCATGTCAGACCCCTTTGCTTGTGAGTGGATAGATGATCGACTGCCGGGGGCGTGATGCCCCGGCAATCTCGGCTTCAACGGCAGCAAGGGCACGGGCCAATTCGGAGTCGCTCCGATACTGGACTTCCTCGCCGTTGCTATCGCGGACAGATCGGACGCCCGAATAGCGGGCATCCTTCAGCCGGTCGCGCCAGTCTTGAAGCTGGGCAAGCGTTGCCACGGCTTAGACCCCCGGATTCAGGTAAGCGCCGCGCCAGTCGGTTGCGCCCGCGCCGAAGTCCAGAACAACCCGGTATTCCATCCCCAGCACGTCCCAGCCTTCGCGCGATGCCATCTGCGGACCTTGGGCCGAAGACAGATAGGCGTATTCCATGCAGGGCAGCGCGGCGGGGTCGGCGAAGACGTACCAGCGATTGCCCGTGATCCGGGGTTCGACCAGCAGCGACAGCTTGCCCCCGAACGGGTTCACGTCATCCACCGTCGCGGCATAGATCGAAGTCAAGACCTGTTCCGCCGTGGTCTCCTGTTCCGGCCCGACAACCAGGTAACGCGGGGTCGCGTTGATCGGCGTCTTTCCGTCGAGACCTTTCATCCCGCGCATGGCCTTCCGGGCAAGACCCAGATTGGCCACGTTCAGGGCACCCGCCGTGCCAAGGTTGCCGTGGGCAGCGTCGAACAGGTTCTCCCCGTCTTCGCCCATGATCGGGTTGGAGAGCAGAAGCCCCACCAGGACGTTGGCTTCCGTCTCTGCCGCCATCCGACCAGTGGTCGCGCCCCAGTCCCGGAACGCCCCAAGGTCATCATTGATCAGGGCGTTCCGGCTGATCGAGAATTGCGTGGCGTAGGTTTTCAGGCTGTAGGACTCAACCGCTTCACCCCGAGTCGTGTGCTTGATCTCGCCCTGTTCGGTCAGTTCCTGCAGCGCCCCCACGTCGGACAGCTTCAGCTTGGACGCGGGCCGGAAGTCGGCAAGCGTGGTCTGCCGGGCAAGCATTCGGATCGGCGATTGCGCGACCTGATAGGCTTCCATCAGCATCCGGTTGCCGGTCGCGTTCAGCAGCGCAGGAAAGTCGGACGTGCCATGAATGGCAGCCCGGAACAGGGAGTCAGCATCCATGCCGCGAGTCGACTGGCCAGAGGCTTCCACCGCTGCCCGTGCCATGTCTCGCAAGGACTCGGCCATGAAAGGCCGGGCTTGATCAGTCGGCTTGGCCCCGGTCAGGCGCGAATGCAGGGCGTCTGCCCGATGCTGCATGGTCGCGGCGGGGTCTTCGTGCGACTGCCCCATCTTGATCTTGGGAAGCTTGGCGCTGCGCTCTTGCATGGCTTCGAAGGCTTCAGCACGGGCTTCCGTGATCGTCAGATCTCGGTCCACCATGTCGTCAGCCTGTTCCATCGTCATGCCAGCGGCGCGGCAGATCGAACGGATTTGCTTCCGGGTCTCAATCGTTTCGTCTTCGGTCTGGGTCTCAGTTGTCATGGTCTCTGCCTCTTGCTTGTTTCGAAACTTCGCCTTTGGGTCGGCTCCAATCGGAACCGCACTCACTTCCGAGATCGACCAGGCGACGGCCACTCGAATTCTGCCCTTGGTCTTTGGGTCTGTTTCATCGGCCCACTTGCTGACCCGGTAGCCGATCGAGACTCCGCGAACCGTGCCTTCAGCAATGCGGGCGACGATTGGGGCGGCGTCTGCCGCACCGGATAGCCGGATGCTGGCCACCAGCTTCCCGGCTTCCATGCGATGCCCGGTGACACTGCCGATCACGTCGCGGGCGGACTCGGTCCGATGCCCGTCCAGTAGAGGCGCACCTTCCAAGGCGGACACGTCCAGCCCGGCGGGGTCCAGCCGTTCAAGATACAGCCCTTTCCCGTCGCGGCGCACCACATCGGCGAAGGTCGAGATGACCGCTTCAATGGTCTGCGATTCAGCGTTCCAAGTGGAAGGCGCGAAGATCGCGGCGCGGGTCAGGTTTTGATCAATCGCGTTCATTGGTCGAGTCCTTTTGATCTTCCCAAGGCAATCGCGGCAGGGTGACAGGCTTCTCAGGCTGGCCTGCCAACTGAGACAACTGAGCCTTCAGGCGTTTCATCGTCTTATCCGGGGTCTTCATTTGCTGGCCCCCTCTCGGCTGCAATTTCGGCTTCCAAGTCTTCCAGAATCCAGCCGCGTTCGGCCACGGCCTTGCGACGGGAAGTCAGACCGGCTTCCAGTTCGGCCTTGGTCGCGCTGATATCCTTCAGCGGATCAACCTGTAGAGGCCGTGGCGGCAACCATTCCGCCTGCAGGTAGGCTTCCGGGTTTGATTCAAAATCCGGGGCGTCCAGATCACCGGAAAGGATTCCGTGCAGGATCACCGCCCGCCAAACCGGGGCTAGAAACTGCGGAACCAGGACAGTGTATTGAAGCGCCTCAACCCGTTGCCGGAACGGCAGCAAGCCCGCCCGCAAGCTGGAATAGTTCGCCCCAGTCAGATCGCCCGAAAGCATGTGATCCGGTAGCCCGAGACCCGCCGCCAGTTGGCGAAGGTTCAGCTTCAGGAACTCCCCGACTTGCTGGGCTTGCTGGGGGCTGTTGAACTTGATGTCAGTCCCGTTCGGAAGCCGGATCAAAGCGCCAGGCTCAAGACTGGGGGTTTCCCCGTCAAAGGGTTCCCCGGTCCCGTTCAGGTCGGTGATGAAGCCCGCGTGCATCGCCGCAACCTGCGCACCCTTCAGAAGGGCATCGCATAGCTTGTCAAAGTCGGACGCGGGCAGGATCACCGGGGCAAGCCATGAGACCCCGCGAAGTTGGCCGGGGGCCAGCGGCTTGAAGACGTGAAGGACCGACTCCGCTTCGATCCGGACGGAAGGCGCATAGGTCTGCCAGACCTTGCCGGGGCGTTCTGGGATGATCCAATAGGCAGCGCGCCGTCCAGTCGCGTCCAGTTCTACGCCTGAAAATATCGCCAGCCCTTCCGACAGTTCGACCGTCTTGGACTCGTCCAGCAGTTCCGGGGGCAGGATGCGAAGGCGCGGCCCGTCTGCCGTTTCATTGATCAGGGCAACGGCTTCGCCTGCTTTCACCATGGAGTCGGCGATTGCGACCTGCAGCCCGGCGAAGTCAGTTCGACCTTCCGAGTCGGCGCGCTTGGACCAGTCAGCAAAGTAGCGATTCAGGGCTTTGCGGGTCGCGGCGTCGGGATGCTTGCTGGCAGGCGTGATCCCCGGCCCTACAAGCGCGCCAGTCCAGTTCGCGACTGCTTGTGAAAGCCACGGATTGTTTAGGGCCAAGTAAGAAGCCCGCGACCGAAGCGCAGGGCCAGCGGCTGCGGTCTCGGGATTGATCCGGCCAAATGTTCCCATACCCCAGCCGCGACGGCCACCGGTTGCCCCGTCAAAGCGACGGGTTCGGGCGGGTTCGGCCTTGCCGAAGATACGGGACAGGACTCCCATCTCAGTTCACCGGCCCGCCGAAAAGCTTCCGACAGATCGGCTGCACAAGCCAATCCAGAGGCACGGCAATCGAGACCACAGGGTAGGCAGTCGACTCCGGATTGGCCTGCCCGATGTGGGGTTGCCGCATTTCCTTGAAGTCGCAATTGATCGTGCGGTTCCCGGTCTGGGGGTCGCGCCACACGTCAACATGCAGCGACCAGAATTCACCCAGCTTGCCGATACCCCAAACTGCCCGGTCGATTGGATGCCGGGGCAAATGCGCCTGTCCGGGCAGCTTGTAGACCGAGTCCCGGCCTTCGGAGTCGGTCCAAGCGTAAAGCGCCTGAGACGCAGCTTGCAGTACCTCATGATCCTGAATCCCCGCCTCTTGCAGGGCAGACAGGACGCAAGCTGCAGCCGCGTCCGAAAAGTCATAGCCGTTCGGCTGGGTGTTGATGCCCTTCTCTCGGACGTGAATCAGCCGATGCTTGGCATGGATCACTACGCGCCCATGGGCAGTGGGATAGGGCACCCCGCTTGCCGTGATCGCGTTTGCGATATCCTTCATTGTGAAGTTCGGCCCCATCCTGGGGTAGGCGAAAAGTGGCACCTGGGGTTGTTCGGTTTCATCGGTCATGGCGGTTCTCCATCTCTGACCGATGTATGCCTTAGCGAATCACTTAAGTCAATCACTTTACAATTGCCAGCGATTCGGCGTATGGATGTTTCACTTCCTCCGCGTGATGGTGGGCGGAAGAGACCCGGTAGGGGTACTGGGTTGTCATGGTGAAGGGCAGAGGCGGCTTTTCTTGGGGTTAGTCGCCTCTGCCTAACCAAAAGGGACAGAGGGCCATGAGTGCGAACCAATCAGCCTACCTGAAACAAATCGTTCGCAACCTCGCGCGGGCGGGTCTGCCCTTTGAAATTGCAGCGCTCTTGGTTGCAGCCCAAATGAAAAAAGCTGGCATCCCAATTACGGAAGCCAATTTGGACGCGGCTTTCTCACGTTTGCAGTGAATATCAATTTAGTCGTTTCTTGAATTAAGAATGATCTTTGGTAATGCTGATTCCATCGAAACTGATGGAGTCGCAAAGATGATCGAAGTCACCGAACGCCCAATTTGGATTGGCGCTGCAGTTGGACAATTCCCCGCATATCACCCGGTAGTTTTCCAGCGTGAGAACGGATATGAACCGGGCCACATGTGCCAGCTTGACGGAAGCCTCTGGGTCTCGGAAGTCCCATATCGGTGCCCATCTCTGGCGGATGCTACGGGGTTCGCAGTTAGGGCACTCGCAAAAAGGTCAACCACAGGCCAGCGATAGCCATAGCCGCACCAAACAGCCACTTCCATTCAACCTTCAGAAACGCAACGATAGACCGCGCGATGCGCGAAGTCCAATGCCGGTTGTAGACTCCGCCAATCAACAGAAAACGGCTATTGTCGTCGTTTTCAAACGGCTGAAATTCACCTTCCCACCAGGACTTGATCCAATGACGCATTTAGCTGGGTTCCTTCCAGTTCCCGAAGTATGACGAGATGCCGCCCATTCCGGCGAATAGTTCCTTAGCATCTTCGTGGCTCAGAAGCACTTCGCTATCTCCAAGCTTCAAATACATCTGCGGCCCGTTTCCCGCGAAGCTAGAGGTTCCAACTTCTATCCGTATGGTTTCTTTACTGAAGTCGTCCTTCACATACTTTTCAAAGTACATCATAGTTCCCACGGCTTCACCCATTCATCCAAGTTGATCTAATTACCGAAGGCTGTTTCTTCGGCGCTGCCTCAGTCGATAGTTCTTCCATGCGCCTGTCAAGGTTCACCCCGATCAACTGCCGCGCTGCCCACGCATAGACTGTGGCGTCGAGTGTCTCGGCCCGCTTCCCCTTGATCCGTTCAAACCGGGCTTGGGGCACCCCGCGCGCATAGCGAACGACTTTCCGTTCCGAAGTCAGTTGCTCGAAGTAGATCGCTTCAAGGGCTTCGCCGAACCGAACGCCCATTCCCCGTGCCAGGCGGGCGAATAGCTGACTCTTAACCGCGTCCGACCCTACCAGCCATAGAAGCTGCCCCTTAGTGCCTGACTTCTGCAGGAAGGGCCGGGAAAAGCCCGGCACCCCTTTGATTGCCACCACGCGCCGCCCGTAGCGCGGGCGGGTGAAGCTGTTAACGATTTCGGTATGCCCACCATCCCCGGAGTCGATACAGGCAGCATCAATGCGGATCGTGCCGCCCTTCGGATGCTTCCATGTCTCTTTCAGAAGCGAGTCGAGATCCTGCCAGACCGCTTCGCCGTCGATTGGCCCCCAGAATACCCGATGCTCTAGGCAGAACAGGTCGCTTCGCCCGTGCCCCATGATCACGGCCTCGATTCTGTCATCTTGAATATCAGCGCCAAGAGTAAGAAACAGAACGTCTTCCGGCAGGGCAGCCAAGCCGAACGGTTCCCGGCGGCTGTACAGTTCATGTTCGTCCAGGTCTTCGCCTTCGGTCTTCCACGGTTCACCCAAGACCAGGTTTGTGAACGTCTGCAGCGTCTCGGGGCTTTTCTTCGCTTCTAGGAACTCTGCCGTCAGCTTACCCCACCGGGCGTTGAAGTGCGGGCTGATCAGCGCATTGACCTTGAAGCCCGCATGGCCCTTCACATCTGGGGCAGTTGCTCGCCACCGGCCATTCGCGACGGCTGCAGGCTTATGCCGTTCTTCCACAATGCAGCCATTGGACGGGCAGACCCAATGGGCCGAGTCCGGGTCACCTTCATTCCACCGGATATCTGCCCATTTGATTTCCGCGAACTCGCCGCATGAAGGGCAGAGGCATTCGTAAATGCGCTTATCCGACTTGTCATAAAGCCGGGTTGCCGGGCCATAGTCGAAAACAGGAGTCGATCCGGCAATGATCTTCCTATCCCGGAAAGTCATTGTCCGCATGGTCGCAAGTTCGATTGGGTCGCCTTCCTGCGAAGATTCGAAGCCGTCGATTTCATCCAGGATCAAGATTTTCGCAGTGTGTCTGCGAAGATTGCGAGGACTCCGGGCAGCCAAAAATTTGAGGCTTCCCCCTGAAAACCGCCGGTTCAGCATTGTAGACCGGCCCGTTTCGTCGGCTTCATCGGACAGAAGCCCGCGCAAGGCAGGGGAAGCTTCAAAGACCTGTTCCAGGTCTACGGCATAGTCTCGGGCATCATCGGCAGTCGGCTGAACCGCCAAGATCGGCGCGGGGCTGTTGGCAACGTGACTCGCGATGATCCCGGACAGAAGCGCCGTATAGCCAATGCGCGCCGATTTCAGCACCGTCACCCGCTCGATTCCCGGATCATCCAAGGCATCGCAAATGCCCCGCTGATAAGCCCACAGCTTCATTCGACCAGGCAGGGCGCTGGCATTCGCGGGAAGGTAGATATTCGCTTCTATCCAGTCGGCAAGCGGCAGATCGGCGGGCGGGCGAAGGGCTTGCAGTGCGCTCTTTCGGATAGCCTCAATTCCCATTGGCCAGTCCTTCCAAGGCAGCCTTGATTTCCGAGTCGATCTCGGCAACGTCATGGGCGCTCAGGTGTGCCAGCTTCGATCCGACCCGCGACGGTACGGAAAGCATGGTGGACCGCACGTCCCGAAGGACGTTGGCCCATTCCCGTTCAACGTCTGCAGCCCTGACCATCTCTCCACGGGAAGCGGCGTTGTGCAGTTCGATCTTGTCGGCCTGTTGCCGTGCCAGTCGAAGCTTTTCAGCCTTCAGTTCGTCAGTCACCGGACCAGCCTTGCCGCCAAGCTTTGCCCCGTCCCGTAGCCGGGCAAGGTAATTCTGCAGCGACTTCCGAACATCGTACCGGCCCCGGCTGACTCGGACCATCACCCCGTCGCGGGCTAAGGTTCTAAGCCTTGCATTGGCGAGTCCAAGGAACGCGGCAAGTTCTGGCTCTGTCATGGTTTCCGAAATGCCCGGTTCGACCGGGGCAGGCTTTGCGGAAGGGGTTCCAAGCAGGTCTTCGATCTCTGGAAAGTGGGTCAGCATGACTTACCTATTGGCTGTATGTTCGAAAATTTTCTGCAAAGCGTGATCTTTTGGGGTCCGCGTCCCCCGCGATGGCACCCCACCGGGAAGGACCCAAGGGAAACGGATGATCGAACGTGACCCATCTGCCCGGCCATGCGCCAATGCAGGCGGGTGACCCATGGTGACCCATGTGACCCATGATTCCCTATATAATCCCCCGAGATGGTGGGGTAGCCTGATACCCCATGCATAGTGCTGTAGAGTCTGTGGTAGGGTCTTTTGGTGGATTCATGGGTCACATGGGTCACCGATGCCATAACCTCATGAAAAGACGTGCAAATAGCGGTGACCCATCCGCGCAATTCATGGGTCACCCATGGGTCACATGGGTCACCTTTCGAGACTTTGCGGTTGGCTGTATTCGATGATTGAGTGTGACACATCATTGCCGCACCCATAGCTTGAACGCCTTGGTCGGCTTGCGCTGCCAGCCAAGCAATCGAAGGATGCTGCCAACCTGCCTCGCATTGCCGCTTGTGTGTTGCGCCGTCGGAATCCCAAGCATCGTCAGCACTTCAGAAACCGTGACCCGATCTCGCGGCAGATGTTCCAAAGTGTCATCACCGTCAAGAAAGCCCTTGATCGGTCCTTCCCAAGGATGTTCTTCGCGGGCTGCCTCTTGCTCTAGCGATGCCTGACGTTCCATTTCCGGGGTCAGGTGCCAGACTTCCCGCGCATTGAAGGCAGCAAAGGCTTCCGCGAAAAGCTGTTCACGGTCGCGGGCCAGTGCCTCTGTCTCGATCTTCGCGCCACAGGTCACGGGCCAGAAGCGCCGCCCGCCTGTCACGTCTTTCAGGAAGGCAGTTTCATTCGTCGTGCCGACAAAGACGCATTGGCGGGGCACCACGTCTGCCCGCCGGGCGTATGGTGCCCTGATCTCATCGGTCGAACGGCTCAGGAAGGCTTTCAGGTCCTCTGCCTCTGCTTTGCGCGACGGGGCAAGTTCGGCCAGTTCGACCAGCCAATGCCCCTTCAGGTACAGCCCGGCTTCCTTTGCGCCGTCGCGTATGGACGGCATATTGTCGCCCGCCCATGCCCCGCCAAGGATTTGGCAGGCGGTCGATTTGCCGATTCCCTGAGACCCGCCCAAAACCAGGACGTGATCATGCTTGCAGCCGGGCTGCATCACCCGCGCCACCATGGCCACCAGGAAGGCTCTGCCTACCGCCCGGCTGTAGGGCGTGGCCTCTGCCCCCATGTAGTCTGTCAGCCATCCATCAAGGCGCGGCCTGCCATCATGGGGCGGCAACGCTGCCAGCCAATCCCTGACCGGGTGATAGCTGTTCAGTTCCGCTACGGCCCGAACCGCGCTGGCGGTAAGTTCAGCCCCGGCGACGTGCATTCCGGCCTGTTCAATGGCCACGCGGATCAAGCCAAGATCGGCATCATTGATCGGCCCGGCCCGCCATTCATCTTGCCCGGTCATTGCGTTTTTGCGGATCGAGTAGCCTTGATCCCGGTTCACCTTTTTCAGCACAAGGATTGCATTGTGCAGGGTCGGCTTGGGATCGCCGTTCCTTGCCAGCATGATGCCGATTTTAGGCTTCGCCGGTTCGGGCAGCGCGGGCAGATCATCGAACTCATAGACCGGTTCCGGGGGAGTCCAGCCGTGTTCCTTGGCGATATGGAACAACGTCCCTATCCCGGTCCCGCTGCGCTTGAAGCTTCGCCACTTGGCCCGATGCTCACGTTCATTGAAGCGGGGGTCTTGCTTTGCCCAGTCGCACCACATGGCGAAGGCTTCGTCAGAACCGCCCGCCGCGCCATGCAGGGCCATGCCAATCGAGACCCATTCGTGATAGTCGGCCCCATCGCCGGGGATCGCTTCCAGGGCGCTGCGGATGCGGGGCCAGTTGGGTTCGGCTTTGTCGGCTTCGACTTCGGGCAAGGGGTCTTGATGGAAGTGCAGAGTTGGGCCAATGCCAAGGCTCACTAAGGCAAAGTCGATCTGCCGTTGCCAGCGATAGGGCTGCCCAGTGTCCGGATGGATCGACGGGGGCAACACGGCCTGTTTGCTGGTCCCGAACAACTCGATTTCCCAAGCCCTTCGACCATCGCTTAGACGTTCGTTTGACCGGGCCAACTTCTCAGATCGAAGCGGAGTAGGACTGAAAAAGTAGAAGTGCCGCCCTGCCCCGCTGCCACTGATCACGGTCGGCAGTTCGTCCACGGTCGGCACCAGGCGCCGGATCTCGGCCCATGCAGCGGACTCGGCTTCGGGCTTGCGGATATCCAAGTCGATCAGGTGCAGATATCCCGCCGGAGTCAGCGACGGTTCCCCAAGGCGGATTCCGATGTTCGCGCCTTCGATGTACTGCCGTTCCAAGTCGGCGCGTGTTGCCCGTGGCGCCTCAGACCAGCCTTCGGCAATCGGTCGCTTCTGACCAGGTTGCAGCCAATGCAGGGTCGCGCCTATGTCCAGAAGGTCGGCCAGAGGTTGCCCGATAGGGGCGTTTTGTGCTAAAGATCGTTCCAC